CAACGCGAACCAGACGTCCCCCGGCGGAAAGCCCGTACAGGCCGATACCGGGGACGACGAGGTGGACAAGCTGGCCGAGGCGCTCGCCTACGGCAGCAAGGACACCATTAAGGACGCGCTCGGCAAGGCGCTTCGTGGACAGGGCGGTACGCAGCAGGCACCCGCCCTTACCCCTGATGTTGTTCAAGCCGAGATTGACCGACGGATGCGCGCATGGCAGGTCGCATCCGAAGCGCAGACGGACCTACGCACCTTTGCCGAACGTCATCCCGAGATTGCCAAGGACGACGACCTTCAGGTTCTGGTCGCCCAGCGGGCCCAGCGCATGATGCTGGAAGACCTTGAAACTGTAGGCGCCGACCCGCGTGTTCTAGCCTCACTGACGCCCGCCCAGATCGGTTTCTATCACCGTGAGGCGGTACGTCTCGGCTACGCGCGGCCGACCATGACGATCTTCGACACGGCGGCTAAGGAAACGAAGTCCAAGTTCGCGCCGCCGGCACAACAGGCCCTTCAGTCTCGCAAGGACGCGAAGGCGAACCTGTCCAAGCCGACCCCCGCCGCCTCCGTCCGGGCGCCTGCGCCGCAAGCGCCCAAGCCGAAGACCCCGGCAGACATTATCGCTGAAGAGCGAGCGTCTCGCGGGCTTCGCTACGCCTAACAACTCGCGCAGTGATGCGCCGGTAGAAGGAACACCAACATGCCTGCTGGTCAGGTTTGGTCCACCAATTCGCTTGGTGGATTTCTCTACAGCGACGAGCTTTCCGACGTTCTTCGCACGGAAGTCCGCGCAACCAACAAGTTTCGGCAGCTTGCCGATGCCCAGGACTTTTCTGACAAGGGCCTTCATCACGGGCAGCTTGTGACGTGGAACGTCTACTCGAAGCTAGACGGCACCGCGACGACGCTGGCCGAGACGACGGCTATGCCGGAGACGAACTTCCGTGTCACTCAGGGCACGGCGACGGTTCTCGAATGGGGCCGGGCGGTCCCGTTTACGAGCCTCGTTGACTACTTCGCGAAGCACTCGGTCAATGAGGTGACCCGGAGCGCCCTCGCGCGCGATTGCCGTGAGACGCTTGACCGGGCGGCGTTTGCCGAGTTCAACAAGACCGCCCTGCATTACGTCGGCACGGCCACGGCCGCCGCTGGCGTCCTGACGACGAACGGGACGGCCACGGCCACCAATTCCTCGGCCCTCAACAAGTACCACGTCCGCGCTCTCGTCGATACGATGAAGGAGCGGAACATCCCGGCGTTTTCCGGCGATGACTATCTCGCCATCGCCCGCCCGACGACTTACCGCACGCTGCGGAACGAGCTGGAGACGGTGAACCAGTACGTCGAAAGCGGGTATGGGAAGATCCTGCGCGGCGAGATTGGCCGGTTCGAGGGGGTTCGGTTGAATGTTCTGGTCGCCAACGATAATGGGATTGTCGCCCTGGCGGCTTGATGAGCCGAACTAAAACGCCGTGAATTGCTGGAAACTCTCGCAAAGCTGCCGCACTACAGCGTGGTCCGAAAGGGCGGGCGCGACAGTCTGAAAAGCCGGCGGATAGAGACAATCAGCAGCCAAGCACCGTACAGGTGAAGGTTCAACGACCATCCCGAAAGGGAGTAGGGGCAAGCGCCCCGAAGCGCGGCGCACCGGAATACTTCCGGTGAAGATATGGTCTTCTCTTGCGAGTGATCGCAAGCAGTTGTAGGGTGGTGTACCAGCCGAACAGACGGAGCATCGTCGGCATGTACACTATCAGAAAGCCAATCGCGGAACGGTTTAAAGGCAAGTACGAGGTCGTGGAGTCTGGGTGCTGGGAGTGGCAGGCTCATGTCACTCGTTATGGCTACGGGCTTCTCAAGAACGACCAAGACGATGGACCGCGAATGGTTTTCGCCCATCGTGCGTCATGGCAGATCCACCACGGCAAGATCCCGTTTGGTCTGTTCGTGCTGCACAAGTGCGACAACAGAAAGTGCGTGAATCCCAATCACTTGTTTCTCGGGACCAAAAAGGACAACTCCGACGACCGTGACCGCAAGAAGCGGCAAGCGTGCGGAGCGAAGAACGGCAACGCCAAGTACACTGAGGCGGATATCCTGCGTATCTACGATATGCGCGATGCCGGCATGTCCAACACCGAGATCGCAAGGGCGATTAGCGGCTCACGAGTCACTGTCTGGGAAGTCGTCACGGGCCGCAAATGGAGAGATCTGTTTGCACAACGGTATGCGGCGTAGCGGCCACATACGAAAATAAAGTCATCGAACAGTCTAACATCCCGCGCGGTGTTTCCGCGTCGGGTGCGACGACGATCCCGAACGGTACGGCGTGGTCGTCCAACGCCTCGGATTGGTGCTTTTTCATGGGCGCCGACACGGTGGCCGAGGTGATTTCGGTTCCGCCGGAGGTCCGTGGCAAGATCCCGTCCGACTACGGCCGGTCGCTTGGCATGGCGTGGTACGCCCTGGAGGGCTTCGGCATCATCTACAATTCCACGAGTGACCCGAGCGCGACGAACGCTCGGATCATCAAGTGGAACTCGGCAAGTTGAGCACTTGCGGCAGACAGCGCGGCTGCCTTTGCGGTCGCGCTTTCTTTCAACATGCCGTGGGATAGGAGGCAAACACCATGGCTTACGCTGTTTCTTACGATCATCCGACCTACGCGGCGCGTTCGCTTGTGCAGGGCGGTTCTTCGGCGGCCGGCACGCTGGCCGTTTCGGCATCGATCCTGCACCACGCCGCGCAGGATTTGTGGAACGTCGCCTATCAGGTGACGGCGGCTGGCACGGGCACGGGCGCGCTCGCTCGCGTCATCAACGTGTCGGGCACGACCACGACCACCTTGGCGACGATGACGGCGGGAACGTCGGCCATCGGGTCGGTGGTTCGCGCGCGTGCGATTTCGACGGCGACGACGTTCTCAACCCCGATTGCGGTCGCGGCTGCGGACTCGTTCACCTATGTGACGAACGTTGCGGATGCGACGCTCGCCGGGCGCGTGACCTACGAGGTCTCGATCGACGCCGAGGCCCTTCTGACCTGATGCACCACGGGGGAGGCGACGGTCCCCCCCCCTTTTTGAGGAAAGGAGCCCCTGCCATGGCGATCATGCGCGGGAACAACGCGGTCAGCGGAAAGCTGGTCACTGACAACATGGCCCGTGACATTGAGGGGAAGGACATGGGCAAGGTCGCGAAGACCGACCCCATGACCCCGAAGATGACGGGCATGGCCGACAACTACAATTACGGCGCCAAGAGCGGTCAGTGATCGCTCGGTAAACTCGGCCCCTCGCTTTCGAGCGGGGGGTTTTTTCTTTGTTCGCGGCCATCCCCGGACGCCGCCCGACCCGTGAGGGATTAATGGTTTGGAAGCCCGGTATCGACTATTCGTGGCGCGAGCATACGCGCGTCTGGCACCTTGCCGTTCCTTACACCCGAGGCCGGGTTTTGGACATCGGCGGCGGGCTCAACCGGATCTTTGAGCACTGGACCTATCTCAACAGCGACAAGGCGCACGGCGGGCAGCGCGTGGCTGATATCCGCGCGGACGGGGGTGACCTGTCCATGTTCGCGGACAAGTCATGGGACGCGGTGTTTTCGTCGCACACCCTCGAACACATCAAGGATCACGTCGGCGCGTTGGTGGAGTGGGCGCGCATCGTCAAGGACGGCGGGCATATCTGCCTCTACCTGCCCCACGCTGATCTTTATCCGAACATCGGGCAGCCGGGGGCGAACCCGGATCACGTCCACGACTTCCGACCCGAGGATATTCTTCGGGCGATGGAGGAGGTGACCAAGCGCACCGGCCGGGGCTGGGAATGCCTCGAATGCGAGGTTCGCGGGCAGGACGAGGAGTATTGCTTTTGGATGGTGTTCCGTCTGCGGGCGGAGCCGAAGACCGAGTTTCGCCCGTGGCAAAAGCCTGAGAAGGCCGTAATGGTCATTCGGCTGGGGGCCTACGGCGACCAAATCCAGGCGGCGAGCATCCTGCCCCATTTGAAGGCGCAGGGCTATCATGTGACCTACATGAGCGCGGAGCCGGGTGTGCAGGCGGTGCTTCACGACCCACACATTGATGACTTTCTGATCGTGGACAAGGACCAAATCCCGAACATGCTGCTAGGCGAGTATTTCGAGCGCATGAGGAAGGAGCGGTTCGACCGCGTGGTGAATTTGTGCGAAAGCATCGAAGGCGCGCTGTTGCAGCTTCCGAGCCGGGTGGGGGACACGTACCCTCACGAAGTTCGCCGTAAGCTATTCGACGTGAACTATCTGGAAAGGACGCATGACATTGCCGGCGTCCCGCATGAGTTTCACGCGCGGTTCTATCCGACCGACACGGAAATGGCACAGACGCAGCGCCAGATGCTTGATCGCATCAAGGAGCCGGTGACGGTCCTTTGGGTCATCGCGGGATCGAGCCCTCATAAGCTGTATCCTTGGCAGCCGCAAGCCATCGTCCAGTTGCTCGCCGCGCGGCCCGACGTGCATGTGATCCTTGCCGGCGACGAGCGGTGTCAGGCGATCGAGGACCTGATTGAGCAAGCGGCCATCGGGTATTTCGGGAGCGCGGCGCGGATTACGCGGACGTCGGGCAATTGGCCCGTGCGCGCGACGATGACGCTCGCTCGAATGGTTGACGTGGTGGTGGGGCCTGAAACGGGCGTCCTCAACGCCGTGTGCCTAGAGGAGCGGCCTGCGAAGGTGGTGCTGCTTTCGCACTCGACCCGGAACATGCTGGTCAAGCATTGGGTGAGCACGCTGGCGCTTGAAACCCCGCCCGATCGGCTGGAATGTTCGGGCTGCGCTCGGCTGCACTACGATGCGAGCCGTTGCAGGACCGACGCCGCGACCGGCGCGGCGGCATGTCAGGCGATGATCAGCCCGAAGGACGTGGCGGAAGCGGTGATCGCATCCCTTCCCGCGCGGGAGGTGGCCGATGCCGCTTAACCGCCACGACGTCATCAAGGCCATTGACGATGCCACGGGGAGCAACCGCCGGCTCGACTGCATGTTCCACATCGCGAGGGGTGGCGACCCCGATCCAGTCGCGACCACGCACGGTGTGATGGATTTTGCGGACGAGTACGCGATCCAGACTGACGAAACTATTTCCGCCTTTGCTCACCGCCGGAGCGTGCCGTTCTACAGCAAAGACGTTGACATTCTTTTGTGGCTGATGCCGCTTGATTGGCGGTACTCGCTTAAGCGCGACGGGTTCGATGGCGACGCGCGGGCCGAGGTGGTGGGGGGCGTTGGGGGCGGCATGGCAATCCACCACTACCCGGCGCTTGCTATTATGGCAGCGTGGCTGCGGTGTTTGGAGGCGAACCATGCTTCCTGACAACATCAAGCCCGTCGTCGTCGTGGGTGACGTCATGCTTGACGTGACGATCCACGGCGCGGTGGACCGGATTAGCCCCGAGGCTCCGGTCCCTGTTGTCAGGCGCGAGATGACGGTCGAGGTGCTGGGCGGTGCGGCGAACGTCGCGGCGAACATCGCGGCCATGGGCGCCCCGGTCAAGCTAATCTCCGTCGTGGGGGATGATCAGGCTGCCCATCGGATGCGGCAGGCGTGCTATGACGCGGGCGTTGGGTGCTATCTCCACGCTGACCGGACGCGACCGACGACGACGAAGACCCGCATCGTGAGCCGGGGGCATCAGTTGGTGCGGGTGGACGAAGAGGTCTCGCACCCGATTGGCGGGGACGCCGAGGCGAAGGTCATCAGCCAAGTCAGATTGGCGCTAGAGGGCGCGGGGGCGCTGGTCATCAGCGACTATGCCAAGGGCGTCCTCACGGACCGGGTGTTGCAGCAGATCATCACGGCGGCCACTGATCGGGTTATGGTGATCGTGGACCCGAAGTCTGCGGACTGGACCCGCTACGAAGGCGCGGACGTCATCAAACCGAATGCGGGGGAGTTGGCGCAGGCTTCATCGCGAAAGACGGGCACGGACGCCGAGGTCGAGGCGGCGGGGTATTGGATGCTCGCCGGGCATTCGGTCGGCGTCATCGTCTGCACCCGTGCCGAAGAGGGTGCCAGTATCATCCGTGATGGGGTGGACGCGACGCACATCCGGGGCACGCCGCGACAAGTCCGCGACGTCCAGGGGGCGGGCGATACGTTCCTCGCCGCGCTGGCGGTCGGCATGAGCGCGGGGGAGGCGCTTGACGACGCCGTGGACCTTGCTGTCAGGGCATCGGGGATTGCGGTGGAGCGGCCGGGGACGGCGGTGGTGACGCGGGACGATCTTCTCGCGAGCCGGGAGACGGTCGGCGTGGCGAACGGGTGCTTTGACCTGTTTCATCCGGGACACCTTCACCTTATCAGGTCGGCGCAGGCGGAATGCGATCGGCTGGTCGTGTTGGTCAATTCGGACGAAAGCGTGCGGGCGCTAAAAGGCCCCGATCGCCCGGTGTGGAACGAAGTCATCCGTTCCGAAATGGTCCGTTCGCACATTCGGGCGTGCGACGACGTGATGGTCTTCCGTTCGGAGCATGAACTGGCGGCCCTGATTGAAGGGCTTGCGCCGGACGTGCTGGTCAAGGGCGAAGAGTACCGAGGGAAGCCCATCGTGGGGTCTGAGTTTGCGGGGCGGGTGTGCTACGTGCCTCGCCTTGACGATCATTCCACGACCCGCATTGTGGACAGTTTGCGCCGCGCGGTGTAGGATCAAATCAGAGAATTACCTTTGTTGCCGAGGCGCCCGCGTGGCGCCTTTTGTCGTTGGAGGTCGCCATGGGTCCAGGCACGGGGCAAGGCGCGCCGGCCCGGCAATCCCCCATGGACACGTTGCGTGCGCTCGCGGGCGCAGCGTCGGATGCGGTCTATTCGCTCCCAAGCCCGTCAGTCGCCATTCAACGCGACATTCCGCAGGCGATTGAACGGAACCTGCCCGCCATCGCGGAACTCATCCTCGGCATGATGCCGGGGTCGGGCAATGCAATGGCCGTGCGCGACGCGGCCGACTACTCGGGCCGCACGGTCCAGTCGGCGCGCGAAGGGCGTTACGGAGACGCGGCGGGGAATGCGGCGTTGACGGCGCTTCTCGCTGCTGGCGCGTTGCCGATGGTTCCGGGATTCGGCGGCGTTACGAAGGCGGCAGGACCAACCGGCGTTTACGTGCGTAACACGCGGACACCCGACAGCCCGATCTACCCGACCGTCGGGTATGGGATGTTCGCAAAAGCCGAAATGCCGACTGGCCCGCGGAAAGGGTACAGCGCGGAAGATTTGGCAAGCGCCCTCGACACGTATGGAGGGCACCCATGGGTTGCCGACGGGGCTGGGTCGGTCGACGTGGCCGAAATTCAGAAAGACATCGTGCGCGCTCTGCGCGAGGCGCGAGCGCACGAAGAATACGGGACGACGGCGGCCCAACTCGCGCGTGAAGCCGCCCCGCCTGACATTGTTAACAGCGCCGGGCTTTGGGACAATCCGGGCCTTGTGGAGATAATCTGGAACAGGGTTCTGGAGCCGAATGACATCACTTCGGTCAGAACCCCTGATGGTCTTCTGATTTTTGATCCGTCTCTTGCGAAGCCGTATCAGCCGTAGGGCACAGCGACGCTGCTAGCGTTCTGACGGCGCTGACGGCTTCGGTGGTGTCGGGCACCCAGACGCGGATCTCCCTCAGCCCGCGCTCACGTTTGCGGGCTTCAGAGGCGCGGACGTATTTGCCGGTCACTGATAAAGGTCCGCATCGGCAAGCGCCGCGCGAGCGGCTTCGGCGCGGGTGCCGTGGCCGGCGCCGAGCGGGGCAAACGGCTTGCCGTTAACGCCCGCATACCAGCGGCCGAGCCGGTCGTCGGTGGTGCCGCGATAGCTGCCCTCGCGGACGTAGAGGTTGGTGTCCTTGCCGCTGACGCGGATCGTGCCATCGGTGCGGAGCGTAATCTTGGTGGCCATTGGGATCTCCATCGGTTGCTGACAAAGACACCTTACGCCGTAACGTCGGCGCGGTCAACGAAAATCTTACGGCGTAACGCTCGGAGGGTGCCATGGCGGTCTCGTACAGCGGACTGACGGGCACGCGCGGGGCGGCCGGCTCAATACAGACGTGGGTGAACCAGTCCGTCCCCGCGACTGATATCCTTGACGACGCGCAGGCCCACATCTTCCGTCGCCTTCGGGTGCGCGAGATGATCGCGACCACGACGGGCACGATCACGGCATCGTCCACGGCGGTCGCGCTTCCGGTCCGGTATCTGAGCACGAAGCGCCTTCGGGTCGTGTCCCCGGATGCCTATGAGATACAGCCTCGATTGATCGAGGACCTAGACGACATGCGGTCCTACGACGGGTTGGGCGGGGTATCGCTGGGCTCCCCGATGATGTTCGCGGAAGCCGGGACGGCGGCCGAGTTCGACGTCGCGTCGGATCAGGCTTACGTCTACCGATGGACGTATTTTCAGGAGCCGGCGCGGCTTTCGACCGCGACCGAGACGAATTGGTTGACGGACAAGGCGCCCCGGCTTGTTCGGGCGGCGTGCCTCGCGTTCGCCAACGAGTACATGAAGGACCAAGCCGAAAAGGTCTATTGGCTTCAGGTGGCGGAAGCCGAAATCGACCGGCTGAATGAAGAGTACGACATGGCGCAGGGTGCCGCCATCATCGACCGGCCGACGGCGCGATGACGATCCGGCTTCCCGACATTCCCGCGTCTGCGAATGCGGACATGCGGCGGTGGTGGTCGGACGTAAAGCGCCTGATTGAAATCGAGATGGACCGGCAGTCCCGGCAGCAGCTTCTCCCGATCTATTCCAGCACTGCGCTTCCCGACAAGGGCGGCAAGCCTCAGTGGATTGCGGTATCGACCGGGACTGTCCTTATTCCGGCGTATCGGGATGGCACGAACTGGCGGCATTGGGGCACGGGCACGGCGACGTTCTGAGGTGAGGCATGGCTGATAGCGCGACGACGAGCAATCGCCTGCGAAAGCAGACGCTCGCCAGCAACGTGAACGTCTGGGGTGATCCATACCTCAACGCGAATTTCGACTTGATTGACGCGGCGATGGACGGCGTTTCGACGATTGCGGTCGGCACGGCGACGACGACGACGCTCACGTCCACGAACTACGCCAGCGACCAGACGCGCAACCGGGTTCATGTTTTCACCGGGACGGGGACGCAGACGCTCACGGCGACGATCCCGCTGGTCACGAAGAACTTCCTTGTGCTGAATGACGCTTCCGGGCCGGTGCGGTACGTGATGGCGTCTGGCACGGGTGCGACGGTCGAGGCGGGGCGGATTTCCTGGGTCGTGAGCGACGGAACGAACGTTCGCCT